GCTCAGTACGCCAGCATCTCGAAGTCGCGATTAACACCGGCAAGCTGGAGCAATTCCGTCTCCAGGAAGTCGAAAAACGTAAAGCCAACCCATTGCGAGGCCTGTTCCGATGAGTCTTGAAGCTGAAACGACCGACCAAGCCCCCGAGCAGTCGGTCGAAGACAAGATCCTCTCCCGTCTAGGCCTACCGTCACAGGCAGAAGAAGCGGAAGCCCTCGACGAGGGTACCGCTGAGACGACCCAACAGGCCGATGACGCCTTCGCCGATCTCGAATGGGAAGGCCAGACCCTCAAAGTGCCCAAGGGCTTGAAAGAAGCCGTGATGCGTAATGAGGACTATACGAAAAAGACCCAGGATCTGGCCGACCAACGCCGTGCGTTGGATCAACTGCGCGATACCGTGCAGACGCGCCAGATGGAAGCCAGTTTCACCGAATCGATCCGACCTGAACAACAGGAAATCAGCGTCATCGACGCTTATCTGGATCAGGTCAAGAAGCTCGATTGGTCGCAGATGGATACTGCGGCCCTCATGCGACAGCGCATGGAGTTGGACCAGATCAAGGAACGTCGGCAGGAGCTACAAAACTCCATTACCGATAAGCGATCGAAGTTCAACACAGAAGTTCAGGCCAAACTGACCGAATTGAGAGGGAAATCGCGAGAGTTGGCGTCCAAATCGATTCAGGGATTCAGTGAGGAAACCGAAAAGGCTATGCGTGAATACGCAAAGACTGAAGGTCTCACCGACCCCGAGCTCGACAACGTCCTCCTTGACCCGCGGTCCTACAAGATCGTCTACAAGGCCATGCAGTTCGACAAGGTCAAGGCCGGGACCGGCAAGGCACAGCAAGCCGCCCAACGAGCCGATCGGGTGTTGAAACCCGGTGCCGCGGGCGAGCGCATGCCAGCCGCGACCGCAAATAAACTCAATTTCAACAAGGCGATGAAAGCCGCCGGCAATGATTCCGGCGCCAAAGCTCGAGTGATCGAGGACCGCCTGGTTGGAATCTTCTCAAAAGGTCACACGCAATGACTGTTCTTACTAATTCATCCCTCACCTATGGCGTCTCCAGTGGAGGTGGTATCCGTGAGGATCTCGAGGACGTTATCTGGGACTTGTTCCCAGAGGACACCTGGGCGGTATCGAACCTTGATAAGGTCGATGCCACCGCAACCACTCACGAATGGCTCGCGCAGCAGCTTGCTTCGGCAAGCTCGAATATCGCGGTTGAAGGTGACGATGCGTCCTTCACGTCACTGACTCCTCCGGCGCGTTTCGGTAACTACCTCCAGATCATGTCGAAGACGTTCCTCGTCTCCGACACGTTAGAGGCGGTAAAGAAAGCCGGTCGCGGATCAGAAGTCGCTCGCGGCGCGATGGTGAAGATGCGTGAGCTGAAGCGCGACATGGAATACACCATTACGCGCAACCAGCCCTCGACCGCAGGCGGCGCGACCACGGGTCGTTCCATGGCTAGCATGGAGATGTGGATCTCCGGCTATCTAAATAACGCCGCGGTAAATACCACGGTGACGGCTTCCACCGCGGTTCGCTCCACGAGCACTGCGGATACCTGCACGACGGTCCCGGTGACTTCCGGTGTACCGGGTGCGACAGCCCCTACGGACGGCACGACCACGGCTGCTCTGACTATCACTAACTTGAACCTCGCGCTCCAGGGTGCGTGGTCGAATGGTGGTAACCCGAGCGTGATTCTCGCGACAGCCAACAACAAGACCAATATCGATAGCTTCACCTCGATTGCAACTCGATACGTGAACGTAGATGCGGCTACGCAGTCCCCCATCATCGGAGCGGCAAACGTGTACGTAAGCGATTACGGCCGCCATACGGTGGTCCTGCATCGCTACATGCGCACGTCGGTCATTCTGTGTCTGGACCCGAACTACTGGGCAATCGCTTTCCTGCGGCGCCCACTGGCGCGGGAACTGGCACGGACTGGTGACGGTACGAAGTATCAGATCATCACTGAGACCACGCTCGTCTGCCGTAACCAGCAGGCGTCGTCTAAGGTTGTTGCACTCACCTAACCGATTGGGGCGGGACTGCAAACCGCCCCACATCTTGAGGGACTGATGTCTAATTTCTTCGAAATAGACCCGATAAGCGGTATCCGTTCCGACTTCAAGTGGAACGAGAACGATCAGGAATACACCATCATTCGCACGGCGGACGTCGAGCCCGTACTGGATTTCACCAAAGCCGTTGCGAACGAAGCCGGAGTAAACCGCGAGGACATCAAAAAAGGCTGGTGGCTCTACGCCAAGATCCCGCCAATTGTGGAATTACAGATGCGCCAGAAAGGCATTCACGTCGGTAATCCCGAGCATCACGCGCGTATGCTGGCTGAGATCAATAGCCACTATCCACATTTGAAATGCACGACCGGTAACGATGGTGGTCGCGCGGGAAAGGTCATCTCGTTTGGATGAGATCTACCAGCTCGCCGCCGAGCTAACCGAGCGTGGCAAGCACGAGCCGGCCTGGAAGATCATCGGTAAGCTACTGATCGATAATCCGCTGGATATACGCGCACTGGTTATCGGATCTACGATCCTGCGCAATCTAGAGGCTTACGCGCAGTCCTATCACCTGGCGCGTTGCGCGACACAGGTAAAGCCAGATAGCGCCGCTGGGTGGACCGTATTCGGTCACGTCGCGGCTCGTATGGGACTAGTCGATGAGGCAGAACGACACTATAAGCAGGGACTCAGATTTGCACAGGCACAGGCCGATAAAACCGCGATCTGGATCAATCTGTCTGCCCTCTACATCGATAATGGCAAGTTCGATCAGGCGCGGCACTACGTCAACAAGATCCTAAGCGTCGATCCGACCAACAAGAGCGCGCTCACGAATCTAGGCTTCTGTCAGCTAGCGGTAAAGGATTGGAGCGGCTGGAAGGGCTATCACGGCACCATCGGCTGTACTTGGCGGAAGAGGGTGGTCTATAAGGACGAACCCGAGTGGGATGGCTCACCGGGTAAGTCGGTCGTGCTGTACGCTGACCAAGGCTTAGGCGATGAGATCAGCTTCGCGTCCATGATCCCCGATGCCGCGGCGATCTGTCGCAAGCTCATCGTGGATTGCGATGGGAGACTAGAAGGGCTATTCCGACGCTCCTTCCCACAAGCGAAGATATACGGTACTCGTGTTCGGGAAGAGAAGTGGGCTAAGGAAGACCGTCAGATTGACGCAAGTCTACCGCTCGGTCAGATCGGCGAATACTTCCGCACTACAGACGAGTCATTTCCCGGTACACCGTATCTTGTGCCGTGTCCTGAGCGCGTTAAGCAGTGGAAAGCGCTCTTCGCTGAGAAGAAAAAGCCGTGTATCGGTGTCGCGTGGACCGGTGGCGTACCGCATAACAACAGCCGTAACCGACGAATCGCGTTACGTGACCTGATGCCCGTCTTCGAGCTCGACGCTCACTTCGTCTCTTTACAGTACAAGGATGCTAAGCAGGAAATCGCCACCTTCCGGGAAGAGCATCCGCATATTGATCTAGCCCAGTATCCCTGGGCGACGCTCACAGACGATTACGATGACACCGCCGCTCTGGTGGCCTCACTGGATGCGGTGGTGTGTATTCAGACCGCTGTGGGTCATACCGCCGGAGCGTTGGGTAAACCCGTCTTCGTATTACTGCCTACCGCGACGACATGGCGCTATGGCCTCTCGGGCGATTCCATTCCCTGGTATCGCTCGATGACGATTATCAGACAGCAAAAACATGGCTCCTGGAGCGAAGAAATTGAACGCGCAGCCTCAAGCCTCGTTAATCTCCTCGGACTACGCGAAAGAGCAGGAACGCTTACACGAGTCGGGAGTTTACGGAACAACATCCATTCAGTACGCGCCGCTAGTCTCGGACATCATCAAGCGAATGGAAGTCACCCACCTGCTTGATTACGGCTGTGGATCCAACGTCAATCTCGCTAAACATCTGAAGGTCCCGCATAAGGTTACCTATCAGGCATATGACCCTGGAGTTCCACGCTTCTCCAAAGCGCCACTACCGGCGCAGATGGTCGCCTGTATCGACGTTCTCGAGCATATCGAGCCCGATCACTTGGAGTCTGTTCTCAACGACATAGCGCGGCTCACTGAAGTTATTTTATTTGCCACGGTCGATACCGGTCCTGCTCTGAAGACATTATCAGACGGTCGTAATGCGCATCTGATCCAAGAGTCCATGAGCTGGTGGCTACCGAAGTTCTGGGAACGCTGGGATCTACAGACCGTCCAGGCGACGAGTGAGCATTCCTTCATGGTCATAGCCATCGCCAAGCCTCGTCTCGAAGACGCTTCTGGCAACTCGATCGTTTAATCCATGGATACGTTGCGAATCTTCATCGGGTTTGATCCGAGGGAGGCGGCTGCCTATCACGTCTGCTGTCAATCGATTATCGAGAACGCGACGATTCCGGTGTCTTTCCAGCCACTCCATAGCCTATCGCTTAGAGGATTCAACGGCCAACGAGACGGCTCGAATGCCTTCACGTTCTCCCGTTACCTGATTCCCTATCTATGCGACTTCACTGGCTGGGCGCTCTTTCTCGATGGCGATATGACGGTTAACGTCGATATCGAGCACTTGTGGCAGTGGCGTACGCACTTCTTCAATAAAGCTGTTTGCGTGGTCAAGCACGACTATCAGACTAAACATCCGAAGAAGTACCTGGGATCGAAGCTCGAGAGCCGCAACGTCGACTATCCCCGTAAGAACTGGTCGAGCGTCGTGCTCTGGAACTGCGCCCATTTCAGTAATCGTAGTCTAATGCCTGAATACGTCCGGGATGCGCCACCGTCGTTCCTCCATCGGTTCGAGTGGCTACAGGATAACGATATCGGCGCATTGCCCTCTGACTGGAATCACCTAGTAGGTGAGGACCAGCCGGTTAGCGCGGCCCTGGATCATTTCACCCTAGGGGTTCCAGGGATCAAATACTACGCGGATGACTCCGGCTCCTGGCGTTGGCATCGGACGCTAGTAAGAGCTTTACAGTGCGCCGGCGAGAAGCCTTCCGAGATGGTTCAACGGGCAGAGGAGCGCGTCGGTGAACTTTAGTAGCTACGCGGACTTCCGCACTAAGTTTCAGCAGATGTTCGATGGCGATGACATCAGTCAGTCCGATATCTCAGTAGCGGTACTAGACCTAGTCATAGGAATAGGCGAGCAACGGCTCTATCGAGACCTACGCTCTAGCACGCAGGATGTGGCGTTGAGTCTCACCACGACGAGTAACCTTGCTGCGCTACCGGCTGATTTCCTGGAGCTTCGTGGGGCGCCCTATGTGGCGCTTAAGGCGTCCGCCACCTACGCGCCATGGGAAGCCGTCAATAACGCGATTCAGCTTCAGGACACGTCCGTCACCGTTAGTAACCCGGTGCTTTATACGTTTCAGGGAGACAATCTACTCTTCTTTCCCTCGCAGGCCGATAGTACGGCTATCACGGGACGGTATTACAAACGCTTCGCTGATATATCAACGGGATTGAACGTACTATTCACCCGTCACGCGGATGTCTTTCTCTATGCCGCTTTGGCTGAAAGCGGCCCGTTCATTGGAGATTCACGAACCACTATCTGGGAAAAGAAGTACATCGAGCTCGTGGAATCAGCCAATGAGCAGGAGCGGCGCCGTGTAACGCGCGGTTCCAAGCTTCAGACGAGGGTGGCTTGAAGACAGGATTTCTGGGCGCTGCCTATACCTCACGATCACCGATTCTCGCCTCTCAAACTGCCATCAACATCTATCCGGAGCTCGTAGAGGCATCGGGAAGCGAGATCGGCGGATTCTACGGGACACCGGGCCGTCAGAGTGTCTTTCAGGGCGCCGGTGAGGTGAGGGGATTATGGGTCACCGCCGGCTCATCTCCAGGCAACTATCGTTTGTTTGCGGTAATCGGCTCAACAGTCTATCGCCTGGACGGTAATTATATCGCGACTAACCTTGGCACACTGCCCAATATCTCCGGTCGTGTGTCCATGGTGGACAATGGCACTCAACTAGCCATTGCGCATCAGGATGGGATGCATTGGGTCGCGTTGAATGGAAGCGCAATCGCTCCGGTAACCAACGGTCCGCTCGGTGCTGTTCTCACGGCTATCGATAACTATGCCGTGTTCACCCAAAACGTGGGCGGGGAATTCGGGATCACAGCGTTGGGTGATTTGAGCACCATTAATCCGTTAGACGTAGCGACCGCAGAAGGCTGGCCCGATGACTGCGTATCAGCGCTGGTATTACATCGGGAAGTATGGCTTTTCGGCACTGACTCAATCGAACCCTGGGCCGATACTGGAGCGGCATTATTTCCACTAGAGCGTACGCCAGGTGGATTCATCGAGCAGGGCTGTGCGGCGAAGTGGAGTCCGACAAAACTCGACAACTCTATTTTCTGGTTGGGTCGAGACCGCAATGGACGGGGAATCGCCTATCGTTCCAATGCCTATACGCCTATTAGGATATCCACTCATGCGATGGAGACCGAGTGGCAAACCTATAGCGATATCAGTGACGCAATTGGCTTTGCGTACCAAGAGGAAGGGCATTCGTTTTATGTATTAGTGTTTCCGACAGGTAACACCACTTGGGTGTATGACGTGGCCACGAAGTTGTGGCATCAGAGAGCCTATATGGATTCATTTGGGCTACTCAATCGCGATAGAGCGAATTGCTACGCGTTCTTCAACGGCGATCATCTGGTAGGGGATTACCAGAACGGTAAGATCTATCGCATGGATCTGGATCTTCTCACGGATGATGGTACTCCGATCTATCGGGAGCGCGCATGGGATTTCCCCGATAGCTCAGGTGATGACATCGAGCACAAGAAAATACGTATCGACCTACTTGAAGTGTTGGCCCTAACCGGCGATGGCGATGGTGCCGGGGGTGCGCCGCAAATGTGGGCGCAGATTTCCAAGGACGCGGGTCGCACCTGGGGCAATGAGCGCTTCCAGCAACTTGGAAATATCGGGCAGCGTAAAGCTAGAGCGCGCTGGCGCCGCATGGGAGCAGGGCGTGACATTGTAATGCGGGTCGCGACTAATATGACCCAGCAGGTTCAATGGGTAAATGCCTTCTGGGATGGAGAGGTACTGGCTAAATGACCAACATCATGAAGGTCAGGCCGGTTCAGTTTCCGGACGGACCGGTAGATGGGGCAGCGCTAAATCAGGCGATGGGCCTGATGTTTCGGGATGTATTCTCCCGGATGGATGTGCGTTATCCGCAGAACGACTTCAGCAGTGGACTAGTAGCTAATCCATCAACGGGAGGCG